GGCCAGGTCCTCGAGCTTGACCTCGCCGACCCGGGCCGGCTCACAAGCCGGGAAGACGCAGGGCGAGATTTCCCAGAGATTGATCTCCCGGAGCTCCCGGGCGGCCGGCTCCTTGCCGGGCGCGTCCTTGATGACCTGGTAGCCGATCGAGAGGCCGGTCACGGCGCCCTGCTTCATGAGGGAACGGATCTCCCGGCCCCGCTGGACGTCGAGATTGAGCTGGCCCTCGATCTCGAGGCCCCGCTCGTCCTCCTGGCCGCGGATGATCCCGATGGGCTCCATGATGTTGTGCGACCACAGGACGGGGAATTGCCTTTTATCCCGGAGCGTCTTTCGGAACGCGCCCCGGATAACGACGTCGCCGTACGAGTCGACCTCGCCGAAGACGGAGGCATAGCCGGAGAACGAGCCCCGGGCGTCGTCCATCTCGGTAAGGGTGAACTTGAAGTCTTTTGTCTCGAGCCTTTTTCTGGCCATGATTCCCTCCTATCGAAGCGCCGCGAGGGCGAGTAAAGCGACGAGCGCGAGTCCGCCGGCGAGGACCAGCAGGGGCCCGAGGACCCCGGCGAGCCCGTAGCCGTCCTGGACCTGGACCGCTGGCGGCGCGGTGACTTTCGGATCCGGCTTTCGAGTCATGTCATTCCCCCAGCTGCCGGACCTCGGGCATGGACCGGCAGAGGCAATTACAGACGTTGCCCGCCGAGGCCGTGTCCTCGGCCGGATAATCCATCTTGTCCCAGGTCCCGTCCGGGCCCTCGACCTCGAAGACGTCGTCGAGCGCGATGGGCTCGGCGGAATAGCGCCGGTCGGCGTCGATGTGGCCGGGCCGCGAATCGGGGACCATCGAGCAAAGCCAGCTCTTGAACTCGACGTACTGGTTCTGCTTGTAGCCCTCCTTGAGGCCGAAGTTCTCGGTCCGGGCGATCTCGGTCCGGGCGATCCGCCGGGCTTCCCAGGGGAGCCGGTCGCCCAGGTTCTCCCAGAGCCGCTGGGTCAGCTCCTCGATCGTCCAGCCCTCCTTCTCGGCCCGGGTGAGATAGTGGAGGACCCATTTCCAGGTCGTCGTATTGAAGAACTTGGACGCCTTGAGGATCTGGGCGTCGAGCTTGGCCAGGAGCTCGTCGCGGAGAGTGAACTCCTCGTCGTCGGCCTTCTCGTCCTCGGCCGGCGTCCAAAGGATCCCCCGCGTCTCCCGGAGCCCGACCCGGCCGGCCCGCTTGAGGATCGAGACGTACCGGCCCCGGAACGCCTCGCGGTAGCGCGTGGCCTCGGCCTCGGGATTGAACGGGATCTCCTGGGCCGCGGCGGCCGAGCCGGCCTCCTGGACAAGCTCGCGGATCTCCCGGGCCTGGCGCTTGAGATGGGCCTCGAGCGCCGGGACAAAGCCCCTCTCGCCGGCCTCGAGGCGCTTGACGAAGGACTGCCACAGGGCGGTCTTTCGCTCGGGTGCTTGCCAGAAACTATTTTTGACGTTTGCGCGGGCCAAACGCGGCCGCTCGACCTGACCCCCTGACCCCCCATCGCTTTGCCCCGCGGCGGGCCCCCGGCGCTTTTCGCCGTCCTCGCCTGGCTCCGCTTCGGGCTCGTCCTCGACCGGCTCCTCGCCCTCCTCTTCGGGCTCCTCCCTGGCCGGCTCGTCGTCCCAGTCGTCCGACGGCAGCGGGACGGCCGACATCGGGATCAGTACGACGTTGCCGCCGGGGATGTCCTCGAAGCCCATCTCGGCCCGCTTCTCATTGACGCTGAGAAATGAACAGGTCTCGAGGTAGGAATACTTTTTGCCCCGGTCCTCCTGGAGCGGCTCGATTTGGTCCTTGTCGTAGGCCAGGACGAGCGAGTCGCCGAAGCGCGGGACCAGCCAGGCGTTGAGCTCGGCCTCGACCAGGTCCAGGATCGGCAGGACCCCGTCCTCGTAGAGGGCCCGCCGGGCTTCCTGGTAGTTGTTATAGGTCGTGGCCTCGGTGTCGCCGAGGAGCATGGACGGGACGTTGAGCTTCTGACAGATGTTCCGCAGGGTCCTCTTGTCGGATTCCGTCCAGTCCGAGTCGACCGCGGACATGGCCAGGGTCTTAATGTCGACCTTGCCGCCGGAGCCCTCGAGGACGAGCGGGGCCCGGGCGTTCTCGTATCCCTGGTACTTGTCCCGAAGGGCGTCCTTGAGCTCTTTGCGCTGTTCGCGGGACATGGCCCGCTCGAACGCCAGGCCCAGGCGGGGGACCATGTCGTTCTGGAGCATCCGCAGATTCCACTCGCGGCTGGCGTTGTAGATGTCGATGTCCCGGGAGCACACGACGAGCCGGCTCAAGCCGTAGAAGTCGTCCAGGGGATTGAACTCGCGCAGGTGGAGGACCTCCTCGAGCTTATAGTCCCGGCGCCGGCCCTCGACCTCGGTCCGGTAGCCGGCGATCGGCTCGGTGTCGGTGCCGCGGAGGACCCGGGTCCGGTCCGGCCGGAGGATCCAGAGCTCCTCGGGCGGCCTCGAGCCGAGGCCCAGGCCGTAGATGTAGGTGTTGCCGGCCAGGATGAAGTCCGAGATGACCTCCTCGAGGAAAAGCGTCCGGGCCTGGCGCGGGTTCGGCCGGGCCAGCCGGCGCAGGATCTCATGGTCCTCCTGCTCGACGAGGGACTTGTCGCTCTGGCGCTTGTAGACGACCCAGTCGACGCCGGCGGCGCAGCGCGAGAGCAGCTTGACGCAGGAATAGACCGGCGTCCCGTACTTGTAGCCGGCCAGGATGAGCTGGTAGTAATCCTCGCCCGTCCAGACGACAGACCCGGCCCCCAGGATGGCCAGCAGGGGCCGGCCCGTGGCCGACTTCGAGAGCCAGTCGGCGAGTTTTGTTCGGATGGACATTCTCTCTCTCCGTCTACCAGGCTCGGGGCCCCGCGATCGGGGCGAAAGTGTAGATCATGGCCTCGGCCCGGTCGGGCGACTTGAGGCCGGCCTTCTTCATCTCGTCCTTGCCGGTGATCTCGATCTGGCCGGTGGATTTGATCTTGTAGGTACAGCTGGTCAGCTGGGCTTGGAGCTCGAGGTCGTCCGGTAGGACAATGTCGCCGGCCTCGAGGCGCTCCCGGAAGCCCCAGTAGAGCTCGGCCTTCGTGTTCTTGAATCGTTCGGGATTCGCGGCCCGCTCCCCGCCGTGGATCTCGTAGAGCGGGACGTCGAGCTCGGCCAGGCGGTCGACGACGCCGGCGCCCAGGCCGTCCGCGTCGACCTTGACTAGGTCGACCGGCTTGTCCTCGGTCGAAAGCTCCCGGTGCCAATGGACGATCCGGCCCGTCAGTCCCATCAGGTCCCCGCTCGGGATGACCTCGAGGATCCGGCCGACCGGGCCCTCGCGGAAACCGATGACCGCCTCGTCGTCCCCGAACCGGGCGACGTCGACCCCGATCTCCCGGGGCGAGCCGGCCTCGAGCTCGCGGGAACAGGCGGCCCGGATGGCCGCGTAGGGGAAGACATTGTTCGTGCCCTCGAAGGCCCCCCAGTCGCCCTCGATGAACCGGGCTTGCCACTCCGGCGGAAAGTTCTCGGCGAGCTGGCGGACATAGCCCGCCGCCAGGTGGGGATTGTCCCTCGGCAGGGCCGGGACGAAAACGTAGTCCCGCAGCTTTTGGTCGATGAACCGATACCGGAGCCAGCCCGGGTCGGGGTTCGAGGCCAGGAGGCCGAAATAGCGGATCCCGGGGAGCTTGAGCCGGAGCCTCGAGCTGAGCATCAGGAAGGACTTCTCGGAGACCTCCGAGGCCTCGTCGATGGCGAACCAGCCGAGCTCCATGGATTTCAGCTTGTCCAGGTCCTTCTTGTCGTTGCCCAGGGGCCCGTAGTAGATCATCGAGCCGTTGTAGAGCAGGAAGTAGTGGTCGGTCTGATGGTGCTCCCGGACGAGGCCGGCCCGGGAGAGCATATCCTCGAGGACGAGCAGGGTCGTCCGCTTGAACGATGTCAGCTCGAAGCGGCAGATGTAGCCCCGATTGCCCGGGTAGTCCTGGGAGAGCGCGATGGCCTCGGCGCAAAGCGCGAAGGTTTTGCCCCCGCCCATCGCCCCGCCGTAGAGCTTGAACTTCTCCCGGGCGGCGTGAAAGGCGGTCTGGCGCTCGGTGGCCTGGTAGGCTACGATCATCCGGCGGCCTCCTCGTCGGGATCCGCCGGCGCCGGCCGGGGCATGATGAAGGCGACGTTGCCCTGGACCTGGCCCTCGAAGGGCTGAGTGAC